CCACCGGCTGATGCGGAGGCCCAGCCATGAAAGAACGACCGATCCTGTTCAGCGGCCCGATGGTGCGGGCCATCCTCGACGGCAGCAAGACACAGACGCGGAGGGTGGTGAAGCGCTCCGGCGATATGGAGTTTGATAAGAAAGACCCGCACTATGGCCCGTACTGGCTGGCCTACGCAGCTGGTGATGCCGAGGGCGAAGACGCAAAGGTTCGCTGCCCCTACGGCGTGCCAGGGGACCGCGAATGGCGGACAGGTTATATCACTGCCCCTGGCTGGTATTACGTCCGGGGGTTGCTAGATGAATCAATCGGTGGCGACACACGGGCGGTATGGGTCAACCCAGAGTGGTTTACCTGGGGGTTTGGCCAGGATGACGATCCTGAATCGATCGGGCTTGATACCAATATCACGCCGGAAAACGTTCAATGGAAAAGTGCCGGCGATCGCCTGTGGGTGCGGGAAACGTTCGCCATGAACGAAGCCAAAGCAGGCCCGCCGGTGGTCTATCGCGCTGATCACGGGGAGGCGCAATCTGTTTTCGTTGAGCGTCCCCACTCGGCTGAATGGGATGTTGTCGTCACACGCTGGCGCCCGTCGATCTTCATGCCCCGCTCGGCCTCGCGCATCCTGCTGGAGATCACCGACGTTCGCGTGCAGCGGCTGCAGGAGATCAGCGATGAGGATGCACGGGCGGAGGGTGTCAGCGACGGCGGCTGCCTGAGCTGCGGCAACCCTGAGCCCTGCGGCTGCGGCAACCCTCAACCAGACGCGAGGGACGGCTTTGCGTGGCTGTGGCAATCCATCAACGGCACCGGCTCATGGCACGCCAACCCATGGGTGTGGGCGATCACCTTTCGGAGGATTCAGCCATGACCCTCTCCATCCTCGCCGGCATGATCGAGATCATCGCCGTGTTGGCCATCGTCGGCACCGCCACCCTGGCCACGTCGCTGTGGTGGGCGCTGTGTGAGCGGTTGGTGGGGGAGGTGGAGTGATGCCCGAGAACACCCTGCTAGGCCGCTGTACCGTGGCCTATGAAGAGGCCTTCAACGATGCACTGCAGGCCTGGCCCGACGCCTCCGCCCGCCGCCGTGGCGTGGCTGCCGTGATCGAGCATCTGGCCGCTGAGCTGCTGGTGATGCACCAGCGCAATGAGGGCCGGCTGTCGGCGCGCGACGCAGCGCAGCTGCTGCTGCTGGAGGATCTGCGATGACCACCTACGCCGAGTTCCTAGACCGCAAGCTCCACACCGGCGCTGACCACGGCTTCGATCCAGTGTTCATGCCGCCGCAGCTGTTCGACTTCCAGCAAGCCCTAGTCGAGTGGGCTGTCCGCAAGGGCCGCGCCGCAATCTTTGCTGACTGTGGTCTGGGCAAAACCGCCATGCAGCTCACATGGGCTGAAAACGTGGCGCGTCACACCAGCCGCCCGGCGCTGATCCTGACCCCGCTGGCAGTCGCCGCGCAGACCATCCGCGAGGGTGAAAAGTTCGGCATTGAGGCTCACCGCTCCAGCGATGGCAGCGTGATGGGGCGGATCGTGATCACGAACTATGACAGGCTCCACCTGTTTGATCCTGCTGATTTCGGTGCGGTTGTCTGTGACGAATCGAGCATCCTGAAATCGTTTAGCGGCTCCACCAGAAAGGCGATCACTCGCTTCATGGCCAAGATGCCGTACCGGCTGCTGTGCACGGCAACAGCTGCGCCGAACGATTACACCGAGCTGGGCAACTCGTCGGAAGCGCTCGGTGAGTTGAGCTACAGCGACATGCTGCGCCGGTTCTTTGCACAGCTGGATGACAAGGGCCAGAAACGCGAAGAGCGCCTGCAAGAGTCAGCCGAAGCGATGATCAACGCCAACGCCAACTACTACAAAAAGCTGGCCTTCAGGGTGTCGCAGACTATCGGCCAGTGGCGCCTTAAGCATCACGCCCGCGAGCATTTCTGGCGCTGGGTGGCAAGCTGGGCCAGGGCTTGCCGGATGCCGTCTGATCTGGGTTTCGCCAACGATGGCTTTATCCTGCCGCCTCTGGTTGAGCGCGATCACATCATTGCCCCGGTTACCCCGCCAGAGGGAATGCTGTTCTCAATGCCCGCCTTTGGCCTGGCGGAAGAACGGGAAGAGCGCAAGCGCACCATGCAGGAGCGCTGCGAGTTTGCGGCTCAGCTGGTGGAGCACGATCGCCCTGCCGTGATCTGGTGCCACACCAACGCGGAGGGGGACCTGCTAGAGCAGCTGATCCCCGATGCTGCCCAGGTTGCCGGCCGCACTCCAGACGATCGGAAGGTGGAGCTTTATGAGGCCTTCGCCGATGGCCGTCAGCGGGTGCTGGTGATAAAGCCCAAGATCGGCGCCTGGGGGCTGAACTGGCAACATTGCGCCCACGTGGTGACGTTCGCCAGTCACAGCTATGAGCAGTACTACCAATCAGTTCGCCGCTGCTGGCGCTTTGGCCAGCAGAGCACGGTCCACCTTGACGTGATCGCCACCGAGGGCGAGGCCAGAGTGCTGGCCAACATGCGCGGCAAGGCTGAGCGAGCGTCCGCCATGTTTGAGGAACTGGTGGCGCAGATGAACAACGCCACCACGATCAAGCGCACCAATCTCTACACCACTACACCGAGGCTTCCGCAATGGCTGTAAAGGATCAGCTCATCACAGACAACTACGCCATCTACAACGGCGACTGCATCGAGGTGATGCAAGGTTTGCCCGATGAGTCAGTGCATCTCACCGTCTATTCTCCGCCCTTTGCCGGGCTGTATCAGTACAGCAGCGACGATCGGGACATGTCCAACTGCCTGAACTATGACGAGTTCTTCGCTCATTACGGATTCTGCATTGACGAAATCTCCCGGATCACAATGCCGGGCAGGATCTCAGCGGTTCACTGCATGGACATTCCGCTGAGCAATGCCGGATGCGATGCCATGTTTGATCTGCCAGGTCGCATCATCCGCGAGCATGAGGCCCGAGGATTTGCTTATGGCGGCCGGCGGGTGATCTGGAAGGAGCCGCTGCTGGTACGCAACCGCACCATGATGAAGAGCCTGCACCATAAGACTCTGTGCGAGGACTCCACGCGCAACAGCATCGCCAACGCCGATTATCTGCTGATGTTCCGCCGCAAGGGCGAGAACCCGGTGCCAGTTGTGCACGAGGTTGGCCTGATGCACTACAGCGGAGAGCGAACTGTCCCAGCTGACCTGAACGGATACAGGGGGATGAAAGGAGATCAGAAAAAGAATCAGTACAGCCAGTGGATTTGGAGGCAGTACGCCTCCAGTGTCTGGGATGACGTCAGGATTGACAACGTGTTGCAGTTCCGCAGCGCCAAGGATGGCGAAGACGAGAAGCACGTGCACCCGCTTCAGCTGGACGTGATTGACCGAGCCGTGGTGATGTGGAGCAACCCCGACGAGACCGTGCTGACCCCCTTCATGGGCGTCGGCAGCGAGGTCTACGGGGCGGTGCAAGCTGGCCGCCGTGGCGTCGGCATCGAGCTGAAGCCCAGCTACTACCGGCAGGCAGTGCGAAACCTGGAGCTGGCCGGCGAGCCGGATCAGCCCGGCGATCAGTCATCCCTCTTTGACCTGGAGGCCGCCTAATGGAAACCCGCCGCCTAACCATCTGCCTCACCCTCCCCGAGGTCGAGGCCCTCCGCCGCCAGCTCCGGCCTGGTGAGGGGATGAACGATCTGCTGCGGCGGATCGTAAACGACCGGATCCATAACCCCACCCCCCGATGATCACCTACACCACCCCCACCCAGCAGGCCATGGCCCGCATCGCCACCGCGCCCGCCACCAGTGATCAGGGCCGGCCCACGCCAACACCATCCACCCGGTTATCTCTGGCCGCCTGCCCTATGCCGGCGCGGTGCTCTAAGCCGTGCAAGACGTGCACCAACGTCGCCCGCAGCGTCGCTGCTGAGCTGGGGCAGATCCTTCGGGAGCGCCACGGCGGGTCCAGTTCGGTGGCGGACTGGTTGGATGGATTAGGGTGCAGAACCGGAACCTAAGCGGTATGATTCCATCACCAGCAGCCCGTGCGCGGCGCTGGCCATCCACTCGCCACCATTGCCATGACCACCATCTGCACCATCCTGGCCCTGCTGCTGTTTCCTGTCCTGTTCCTGTTGTGGGCCACAGAGTCCCGCCAGCAACGCGCCCGCAGGTGGCGCCGCGACGGGCTCACGTACCGCGCCATCGCTGAGCGCCTCGGCTGCAGCCAGACCACCGCTCGCCGGCTGGTGGGGGTGGCGGCATGAGCGCTGAAAACGAAACCGGCATGCTCACGTTTCCAGTCGGGCAAGGGCCGCATCAAATTACCGCCGCCCGCGTTGAGAAGGGAACGCCAGAGTCCTACCGACTGGTGCGATACAGAGCCGACGACGGCGCCATTGAGTTGAGGCTGCAGGGCTGCTACTTGTGGTTTCAAGGCTCAGACGCTGGTTATGAATGGCGCGACATCCCGACCGTTGACCTTACGGAAACCCAGCCATGACCGACCAACACCGCGCCACGCCTGA